GGCTAGGATGAAGCCGCAGCCTGGCTTGGTGTTGCCCTGTTGCGGCCGGATACCTAGTGCTTTCGCCTAGATTGCACATCTAGCGCGCGATTTGACCCACCCCCCTGGGGGTAACGCGGTCCCTGTAGCTACGATAATAGGGTTCAGAGATTTTTGTCATTTTTTATAGCCTAATCGTGCCAATTTACGCTGCTGATCAAGCTTATGCAGCTCTTCAACAGTCAAAACTGGACAACGATTAAGCACTACAGCCTGTTTAAAGCGACTCAAGAAGCTTTGCAGGGACATTGGTAAGCAACTCCACGATAACGAAGACAATCAGTCTTATAGTTATTAGCTTTCTTCTTCTGATTAATGAGATAACGAGAAACGATGTTAGACATAATTCATACAAGGTAAAACTGACTCCCGTTCCATAGTCAGCCGGTATGCGTCCCGAGGGATGAACGTACGAATTACTTGTTTTTCCAGGTGTTCCAGGTCTTATCTGTAGATCCATAGAGACCACAGAACTTACACTGCTCTACTGCATTAATAGGGTAACGAGCATTGACTGGTACATCACTACCACAATTTTTACACTTAACTATTTTGATTGCATCAAGAATAAAATCTTCCATCATGTGATCATCTTAGTGTTGTCATTGGGTTCTTCTTGTGCTTCAGAAGCGAAGGAAGTATCTTTACGAGACATTTCTTTCTTCTTACTCCATTCATCATGAACATCAAGACACCATTGCTTTAGTTCTTGTGCTTTAGTAGTGAACTTAGCTACTCCCATTACTCTCCATGCATCCTTTGGGTCTTGTCTAAGAACAGAGGATTGCTTGTAGTTAACGAGGAAGTAGTTAGGACCTTCTCTCATGACATGGTATTGGACGAATAGACCATTACCATTATCTGGATAATCAATTGGTTTCATAAGGTGGAGTAAGAGTTGATAAGATTGTCCAATCACGAGGACAATAAAGATCAACAAGTAGATAGAACAAGTTAGTGGATGTATTGTCTTTTGGGCTTTAGCCCGTTCTTACAGAATATCCGTTCGCTACGCTCACCTGGATATTAAATAAGAGAGGAGAAGTCATGTTAATGACTTGTCTCCTCTCACAGGCGGAGGTCCACCCTTCCTCCTCCTGTATAGATCCCTGACCGGTCCTAAACCCAGGTGTGGACTGACTTGTTGTCTTTTAGTCCACGAGCCTTTTTTCTTAGGTTTAGAGGCATATTTAGGACCATATGAGAAGCAGCAGCTTCAGGGTCATCAATCCATGCATCCATCATGTCATTCCAGTCTTCTTGTTTCTGGAGGATCATCTGTTGGTTAGCAGAGATTGCCATAGCATCTGTGTAATACTTAACAGCTTGTGCGAGAGCATCAATGCGGTCATCATGTCTGACTGCACCTTTTTCTCGACACATACGGCTCATTTGATAAAAGAGCATGTAAAGGAGCCGCTCTTCAGGTGGCGCGTCTGGGTTGGACCTAAAATCGGACTGAATAACACTATGGTCAACAATAAGCCGATGCTGGTTAAGAACAGGCTCCAAGGCATCAATAATCCTGTCTTCTTTTCTGACATTGGCACGTACCTCTTCGATATCTATGTTTTGTTTAGTTTGAACAAGGTGTTTACGAAATAGTTCAGCGACAATGCCATCACCAAAGTTAGTTTCAATTAATAGTTTTGATACATTGTATTTTTTACACTTTCGAAGGATGCTGAGCAGAGTATGGTCGGAGTAACCGTCGCGAGTAGCAAAGACTTCGTGTAAGTAAAGGAAACCATTTCTTTGTGAGACAAAGCAAGCTGCCGTTTCATCTGTGCCTCGACCCGACGGATCGACGCTGCAGATTGTTTCGGAGTAAAGATCCCATGTACCTTGGAGCTGCATTGGAGAATAGAAATAATCTCCAGGTAGTCCCACAGTTGGGAGGTCTTTGATAACATTAGTCGGGTCTGAGCACCAGATAACGGATTCTGGAGCAGTAGTAGGGTTAACGCTAGTGACAATGAGGTCACTATTTTTAAGAGGGAATTTTTCAGCATCACTAAGACTGGTGTCTAACATGAACTGCAGCATGAAGTTGCTGCGACCCATAGATGCTTCGCGTTCTAAAAGATCGGTAGAATCAAATCGATCTGGGTCTGTGGGTTCCCAGGCAAGAGGATTTGTTCCTTTTGCGTCTCCCAATGACACTTCGGATCGCGAAGTTTGATCTTGGTTTTGGTCACTATTTTGTTGTCTTTGACGCGCGTTTTCGAGATCGTCTTGGAGCTGCGGGGCAAGCAAACCCTCGTACTTCGATACGTCTCTTGGATAACGGGCGGACCATACGAACGGTTTATAATTACGCTCGGCGAGTTTGCGATATATAGTGAAGGTGGTTTGAGGAGTACCAAGGAAAAGAATTCTAGAATCATGTTTAGGAGTAAGGATAGATTCGCTTTCTGTAACTAGCTGTAGAAGTTTTTCCCGCATGAGTTCGGTCATGCTGTTGGAGGGAACTTCGATGTCATCTAGAACCATCAGGTCTGCACGCGACCCAGTAAGTTGACCAGTGATACCCACACTTTTGACAGACGGAGCTTGGTGCGGTGAGCAATTAACATCAAACGAGATTCGAGACCAGCGGGCGTCATCAGATTTAGGACGCAAGTGGTTAAGCCACGGAGTTTCAATTATCAGTTTTTGTAGAAAGATTGACATGTTGTCGGCACGTTCTTTAGATGCCGAGATGATCATTATCTTTTTTTCAGCGTTATTAAAAAGCGTCCACAGAACAAAGGCTCCAGTAATCCAGCTTTTTCCCACTCCACGGAAAGCTTGTATCTGAAGACGCTTAGGTCCATGCTGAAGATAGTCTGCGATTGCGTATTGTGCACGAGTAGGGTGAGGTAGGTCTAATTGACTCCAGAGAGCCTGTAGAAACAGCTTAAAATCGTTCTTAAGTAGATCTATCTTATTCATAATTTAAACAGCCTTGTAGAGGCTTCTGGGTGGGTTACATGAGGCTTTATCTGACTAAATAGGATCCTGCAAGAGCAGCAGCAGTACCAGCAGTTCTAAGAATGATTTGACCGGCTGTGAAAACAGGAGCCAAGTCAATTGGGTTCTTAAATTGTGGATCTAGTTGGCTAGTCATGTCTATAAGGTCTTCGACTAAATTACCGTTACCATTGCCATTGCCATTGCCATTGGAAGGCGTAGTGCCGTTACCGTTACCATTACCATTACCGTTACCATTTCCATTGCCATTACCGTTTGTCTGATAGCTGTACTGCTGTACAAGCGGTGGGACATACTTTGGTGAAGGCGGGGTGACATAAGGAGTCCGTTCTTGACCAACAAAACCACCCAGTGGTGGCGACTTCCACTGTGCTTGTCCTGCAGTAACTTGAATGCCAGTGTTTGCTTGTGTGCCAGGGAACTGAGTTTGCCGTATAGATAGGTCTTCGCCAACAACAATAAGGTCAGGCCTTCTAGCAGATGGAGACTGGCCTAGTGATTCGCGGCTACCAAGGTATGATTGCAAATCTTGAGATTGTTGATTTTTAATAATGTTGTCTTCAGGTGAAAGAGGCTGCAAGTTTCCAGGTTCATCACCAAAGTAGTAACCTGCATCGCGAAGCCGTTGCAACGCTGCTTGAACATCTCCACCAGCACGCTCAAGCCTTTCAAGCTGTTCACCAATAAAAGCAATCTCATTAAAATGGTCAACTTGCTGACCACCTGCTTTAGTTTCGTCTTTTATACGCCTTGATTCCGCAGAATCAGCAGGGGACAGTTTGCCAGTTTGAATACGCCTACGTTTTTCGCGTTGCGCATTGCGTGCATCGTGAGCTGTGCGGTTGCGCTGCTTAATACCACCTTTACCATCAGAAGTAATAAATATTCTCTGGCCGTTTTTAAGGGGGTATCCTATACGGCCAATAATTTGTTGAGGGGTAATGCCTGGTTTAACAAGCTTGAGGTTTTTAGCCGCTTTTTTGTAATTAGCCCAACTCAATTCAGTGGGTCGTATAGCCATAAAAAAAGCGCCCCTTGCGGAGCGCGGAATAAGTTATTCGTTAGTGGACAAGTTATTTACTAGAACAACCTGTAGTCGTCTTTACGCCTAACAGTGCGGCCACGACGATTAACACGCCGCTTCTTAGGCTGTGATTTCAGCTTGGGATTGCTAGGAAGAGATTCACCTCTAGTACCGCTGGAAGAACGGAAGAAGTTCGACTTAGCTTTCTCCTTATTAGCAATAGAGCCTTTACTAGAAGAGCTATAGAAACGATCTGTTTGTGCTTTAGTAGGCTTAGGCTTATTAGCTGCAGGCTTCTTAGGAGCAGCAGGCTTCTTAGGAGCAGCAGGCTTTTTCTTTTTCATAGTTTCACCGTAAGCAGCAGCATCAGCTACGGGTCCTACATTTTTTCCACCTTTAAGAGTCTTACGCGCTGCAACAGCTGCACGGTGTTCTTTGAGGGTTTTGTAGCGTTTAACAAAGAGTTTGTCCTTCTTTTTATCAGCCATTTGTATGATTTAAAATTAATTGTTCTCTTAATGGGTTATCAAAGCGAGTTATAAAGTCTCGCCAGTATTCTGTTCCTTTTTCCTGATTACACTTAAAACAGGCACATACGCTGTTTGATGTGGTTGTCTCGCCACCCAAAGACTTAGGATGAACGTGATCAATAGTAAGATCTGATGTGTCATGAGTTTTACCACAATAAATACAAGTGTTGTCAAAATGTTCTTTAATAGCGCGCCTCCATAGGCGCTTGGCTTCTGGTGACGTCATTGCTATTAAATTAAATAAATAGTTATCAGGATGTTGGAACAAAGGAGTCATTACTTACGCTTACACTTAAGTTTTCCACGATTTCTCGCTCGGTTGTTGGAAGCTTTTTCTAGACGGGTGCCGCCACCTTCACAGTGACTAACATCTTTACCGTCTCCTTTTTTTCCTACCTTTCGATTAATCCGGTTAAGTTGAACACGTTTTGAAACCTCTGTTTTCTGGTACCTGGATTGTTGCTTTAACCTGCGCTTTCTAGCAGCGGGGTTCTTTTTATAATATTCAGCGGTACGACTTGCCATACAGCCTCTTCTGTACCATTTCAGGGTCAATCTCTGGCATGATGTTTGCCAGCTTATCTAGAGGGTTACCGTCATAAGCAACACCACTGATGTCATTAGTTTTTAGCCAGTCACAAGCTGCTTTTAAATCTTGAGTAGAAGCCTCACCCGACTTGATTCGGGCGAGGAATTCTTTAGTTACTAGATTATGTAGCTCGTTAAACTGATCTTCAGTCGCCTTCTTTTTCAACACCTAGCTCCCGTCGAATCAGATCGACCGCATAGTCGTCAACCTCATTGTCAGTACGCTCAGCGTATGCAGCCAATAGGTCAACAACAAGTTCTTTTACAGCTTCAGATTGTAGAAAAGCAAAAACAATAGGACGAATTAGTTTAATCATTTGTTTTAGTGATAGTTGCAGTTGACAAGCGATCCAGTTTGTTTTCAATACGGACCATATGTGTTTCCACTCGATCTAGCGCAGATGAAAAATCAGATTTGGTGAGATACTCCTCAGCAACTCTTAATTCAAACTTATCTACTCTACGGTCTAACTCATGAACGCGGGAGTGGAACCGCGTCATAAGTACTGAAAAACCTGTAGCCAAAGCAACTCCTACTGGAATTACTACTTCAAACATTTATCAGTCCCAGGGAGTGCCAGAAACTACTGGTGGAGCAACTTGCTCAGCAAGTCGCACCTCAAGCTCAGTTTCAATTTTTTCAACTTCTTCTTCACCCAAGGCTGATTTAACCCATCCTACAGCGATTTCTTCTGTAATCTCATCATAAGGAACAGTAAGCTCTGAGTCTGGAGGAAGCGAAACAGACCCATAAATATTTTCAGATAACTGTTCATTAATAGCAATAGCAACATAGTGGACAGTGAGGACAAACCCATCTGCGGTCCGACTATCCATAGCCGGAATAGACCAAGTAATAGACATGATTTTTTATAAAAAATAAGAATTAATTACTGAAACTCGTTAGCTGTATTGTTCAACTTTCCTTGCCCAGTGCCAATTTGATTGAAGACTGGGTTGGAGTTGCCGCCAAAACCACTGCCAAGATTACCAGTAAATATAACGTTAACAGAGCCACTTTCACAAGAAAGAGCGCGGTAGGTAGATGAACCATTACCATTAAAGATATTACCTACAATGCTTACATTATCAGGGTTACCGGTACTACCACCTGTTCTAATACAACCGGCACTAGGCATTTGAGCGGTAATATAATTTCCAGTAAATGAACAGTTATCTACGCCAATTTTAATTAAGTAATCGGTTAGATTTTGAGTGCCATTACGACCACCTCGTAAATCACAGCCTACAACTCGGTGAGGACCACCATCGCTGCTATTAATGTAGGATTCTTTCTGGCATTCAATATGCATACCACTAATAAAGGTAGCGTGAGAAGCAGCCAGATGGATACCTACCTTGCAAACAATTTCACCTTGAGTCATATAAATGCTTTCGATGTTTTGACCACCGCCAGCTTTTGTTGCATGTAGACCTTGATAATACCTTTGTAGGTAAATGTTATTACCAGTAAAAGCACGAATTACAGCGTGACCAGATATATTATTTTGAATGTAGATGCCAATAGTACTGGAATCATTTTCTGCATTAGCATTAAACGTAGAAATATTTAAATTATCAGCAACAATACCGCCAATGTTAACAGTTGAAAGCCCGTATCTAAAGTAAGCCTGAGTTGCATCAGTAGTTATTTCACTAACAATGTGAACGTCATTTAGTTCTAGATAGTTAGTACCGCCAATGACTGTAGCCGGACCAGTGTATGCAATTCTGATACCAGCAGCATGTATTCTATTTGCAACAGCCTTACAACTGAGAGCAATACTACTAAAGGACCATTTCTTAGCATTGTTATGACGGACGTTGGTCTCTAAATTGAACAGGTTCGAGTTGTTTGAGGATGCATCGAACATAATCCGAGATTGTTGACCGTCACCAACAACATTAAAAGCCGACGTGTGGTTTAAAGTACTGGTAATTCGATAAGTACCTTTAGGGAAGTAAACAGTACCACCACCATTAAGAGCATTCCTCACAGCAGTAGTGTCATCTGTTGTGCCGTTACCAACGGCTCCAAAATCTTTTACGTTGACATAACCAGAACTAGAAGAAACAACAGACCAAGCGGCATTTTGACGAGCATATTGTTGCCCGTCTGTTGGAGCTTCAGCAATATTACCAGTAGCAACGGATTGACCATTAACGGTTAGTGAACCAGTAATAGCTACAGTACCGTTGTGGTCGATCCTCATTCTTTGTGTCAGTTGCGTAGAACTGGCACTAGAACGAGTATAAAAAGAGAGATCACCTCGTGTATTACCACCGCCATCAGTTAGCAGACCTTTAATTGCAGCAAAACCAAGTGAGCCAGCGCTGTAAGACTGTTCAGCACCAAACAAGACACCTCCACCTGCAAAAGGTGAAGATCCCATTCCAAAGGCTTTGATAAAGCCACCCGTCCCGCCGTTATCGTAGATGACTCCTGGTGCGTTTTGGTCTGAACCTCTAACGATTAATCCAGCACTTGGATTGCTCGCCCCGATACCCACGCTGCCATTGGAAGAGATGCGCATCGCCTCACTTCCGGATGTGGAGACAATAAAATCTCCGCCGATCTGGAAAGTCAGCGCCTCTTGAGATCCAGTTCTAAACTTCCAGTCGGAATTGGCATCGGCACCATCCGCATATTCAAGATATAAGTTTGACGAACTTGGGTTTTGGAACCGCAGCAGCTGGACGTTTGTACCTGTATCAGTACCTTTTACGTGTAATTTAGCACCTGGATTGCTCGTCCCGATGCCGCAATTTCCGTTCGATGTAATTCTCAATTTTTCGCCAGAATTGTTAGTAACAAAGTATAGCGAATTATCGAGATTGTTATATATTACTTGACCTCTTGCATCATCGGCTTGATTACCAAGCAGAACGCCAGCGTATGAGTTTGTGTCACCTGTAATGGTAGTAAAGACGTCACCAGCAGCATGATTAACGTGCAGCCTCCGCTTCGGACTGGACGTGCCAATTCCCAAGCGAGAGTTTGAAGTTATACGCAAAGCCTCCGAGTTATTAGTGGCGATTGCTAGGTAATTTCCGTTATGGTTGTATTGAAGATAGCCAGCATATTCACCCAATCCGCTGGTGCCATCAGCAAACATAACGGTGCCACGATGACTGGTGCCTGAAGCAATAGTGATACCACGGTCACCTGACCCAGCTTCTCCAACAACTAAATTATTTGAGGTAGTGTCATAATCTGCTGGATTAGTGTTTCCGATACCAACATGGTCAGCAAAGTAAGCACCGCCACCTTGGTTCACCCAGAATTTATCGGCAAGTGTCGCACCAACCGCGCTTCTGAAGACTTTGTAGTTAGAATCACCACCACTATCAAATGGGTACAACCACTGAAAGCCTGCATTGTCATTTGCAGTGGTAAAAGAATTGGTATTCTGAACAATGTAACCAGAACGACCAGAAACTGTATGGACTAATGCACCATAGTTAAGGCTTCTGCCGGCATAAGCTGTAGTACCTGATGCTCCAGCGGTAACTGTCAACTTGGCTGGTGGAGTGCTTGTGTTAACTCCCAAGTTACCCGAAGATGAAATTCTCAATCTTTCAGAAGGACCTGTATACCACTTGTGAGCTACAGCTCCACTATTGTTGTTTTCTACTGCGTACGTGGTAGCAACAAAGCCGCCAGTTGAATTCCTAATCTGCTGTCCAAAGTTAGTTCCATCGTGGAAAAAGATACCACGAGAGTGTCCATTGGCAACTTTACTATCTAAGGTTATGGCGCCACCCGAAACATGAAGGGTAGTGTCGGGATTGTCTTCGCCGATACCCACCCCTACACCGGCAGTGATAGCAAGATTTGTAGTAGCTCTAGAGTTGTTTCCGATTCTAAACTGATCTGAAGCCCTATCTGCCCAGATTTGCCAATTTCGTTGCCCTTGGTTTTCAATATATAGTCCGGCGCTGTTAGTTCCAGTATTGGTTGCAGATACTTTGATTTGTGGATTGCCAGCACCTCGAACGTCTAACAAAGTGCTGGGATTACTCGTCCCGATGCCGAAATTTCCGTTACTAGTAAACCTCGCTACTTCATTACCGACCCCAAACAAAAGGTAGCCATTAGATCCGTCTTGACCGATAACAGAGGTAGCGTTACTTGTTCCGTATTGAACTCGGGCACCATTCTGCAAGTACACATTGCCGCCACCAACAACACCTAAGTGACCTGCTACCTCGAGTTTTCGAGAAGGACTTGACGTCCCGACACCCACGCTAGAACCACTATTGACTAAACTAACAACCCCACTATTTTCTGACCAAGGACTAGCTGCAGCTACTTGATTAAGAGCATTATTAGCTGTTGTATTAGCATTATTAGCTGTTGTATTAGCTGTGTTAGCAGTAGAAAGAGCTGTGTTAGCGGTATTTACAGCATTGGTTGCGTTAGTGTTAGCAGTGTTAGCAACACCAGCGACAGAGTTAGCAGTATTTAGAGCAGTAGTTGCGTTAGTGTCCGCTGTATTAGCCGTGGTAACAGCAGCATTAGCACTTGACACGGCTGCACTAGCATCAGATGAAGCGGCAGTAGCAGCAGTATTAGCAGTATTAGCAGTGGTGTTCGCAGTATTAGCAGTGGTGTTAGCTGTATTAGCTGTAGAAAGCGCTGTGTTTGCTGTTGATGTGGCACTGTTAGCCGCATTCAAAGCGGTGGTTGCGTTAGTGTCTGCTGAGTTAGCAGTTGTTACAGCTGAGCTAGCATTGGTTGAAGCTGTATTAGCAGTCGAAATAGCAGTATCTGCTTTAGTATCAGCTGCATTAGCAGTTGTCACAGCTGAACTAGCATCAGTTGCAGCTGTATTAGCAGTTGATATAGCGGTTTGAGAATTAGTTAATGCTGTTCCAGCCGCAGTAGAAGCACTGTTAGCGGTTGTAATAGCAGTATCAGCTTTAGTGTCAGCTGCATTAGCAGTAGTATTAGCTGTATTTGCTGTCGAAGTCGCTGTATTTGCTGTATTTACAGCAGTAGTTGCGTTGGTATCTGCTGTATTAGCAGTCGCAATAGCAGTATCCGCCTTAGCATTTGCAGCATCAGCTGTAGCTTTTGCGCTTTGTGCTAGTGTGTCACTGCTACCAGATTGAGTATTAATCTCCTCAATAGCAGACTTCATAACAAAGAAATTGTTATTTAGATCTGCTGCTTTAATAGAATTACCAGGGAAAAATTCAGCTGGTAACGGATCAATATCAGTGCAACGATAGATTAAAATCCTTTGGTTATCTGCTGGTGCAGTATTGAACTTAATAACGGTAGGATTAAGGAAGGACCAGTTAGAATTACTAACAGACACCCATGCTTCTGCAGCTGTATCATAAAAAGCTACAAAAATATCTGATTGACTATAATATTGAAATGTAATTGAATATTCAGTTATTGCACCGTTGCCGGTGTATTCGTTTGTTGAAGGGGTGTTATTAGAACACAGTGTCATGATTATCTAGTAGGGATTAATAGTTCTGTTGTCCTATTGTTCTGACGATCTAGCTCTTGCTCAAATCGACGTTGATTTAGTTCACCACCAGATTCTTCATTAATCCTGTGGATAGCTGCTTCTTTAGCAAGATTTAGCTCCTTATCAAGCATGATATGGATACTGCCAAAGTCTTGGAGACGTGGAGGCTGCTCGTTATTATCACGGGCTTCTTTGAAGGCAGCCCTAAACTTTTTACCATCTACAGTCTGCATGATTTTTTGAACAGCCTTTTTGAATGTTCCGTCTTGACCAATGTACTTATAGACCTGTGCTTGTTCTGCAATAGTGAGTTTCAGACCTTGACCATCAGTCATCATTGACGGACGGTGGTCATACTCGATATCCATCAGGAATTGTTTCTCATCGCTGATCTTTCCGTTTACCTTCCAAGGACTGTAGGTGTTGTAGACACGAGCAATAAAGTTACCAGGTTCATTAATTAAGTCACCATCAAACCAGTCATACTGCTCTGGCAACATACCTTTTGCAGGTGTTCTGTTAGCCATCATTGCAAAAAGATTTTCTTCGACAACACGCAGCTCAGGACTGATTAGACGGGTAAGCTCAGCCATCTGACTGGATCCACGGAACACAGTAGAAGGTAAGAATGATGATGCCCAACGGTTAATAGCAGCAGGGTTACCGGACAAGATGTCATAGAGAGGTTCGATACCAGCAAGCATTGACTTGTCAGTAATCGATGCACTGAGAACAAAACCCACAGCGTTTAGATTAGTAGCGAGGCTGTTTTCATCAAGAGAATCAAAGTTATCCATGATGTCAGCAGTCAATGCCAGCCAATCAGTAAAAGGACCAAGGTTGTCGTAGCTAACCCAGTTACCACCAGGAGCTTTAATTGACCTAGGCTTCCAATCCATATCACGACGTACACGCTGCTTTTGTCGGTCATAGTGACCGTTGCCAGTAATACGGCTGTTCATGAATAACCCAACAGCACTCATAGTTGCCAGAGCACCGATAGCTTTACGACCTTTTAGCTCAGCTCTAATCGCGTTGTAGTTAGCCTCAGCAAATTCATCCATAGGAATACCTCTGGATGACAGTAGATTTTCTACCTTTTGAATAGGCATCTGCTCAAACGGAAGGCTGAATGCATTAAGCTGATTGGCAAACACACCTACTGGGTTGTGTGTACCGAACAACTGGATCATATTGACAGGTGTCTTATTAAACAGAAGGAACGGACGAAGACCAGGCACGTAGTTTAAGAATGCAGAAAGACCATCGGTAAGCTTGTTATCCAGGTTCATAGCGATCTCACCAGAAGCCTGTTTAACAGCCTTGTCAGTGATAATCACTCGACCCATAGAATCCTTGCCCCAACTCTCTTTGTATGCCTTTTCGTAAGCAGATTGGATATCGTCTGGTTTTACAGAACCAATGTTGACAGCATCAAATGCTCTACCTCTAGCTTCAGCAACACCAATAACGGCCTGTGTAAAGCCGTCTGTAGCCTGCATAAGGCGCGTACCAAAGCGTAACCAAGGATGGTCAGCAAGAGCTTGAATCTCTTCGACCTGAGCCATCAATGCCTGTGGTCCGAATTCTCCCTTCTTAGCCTTAGCATCTGCATAGGAATTAAGGATCTCAATCTGCTTTTGGTTTTTTCGGACCAACATCTCACGACCAGCAACACCCGCATATGTAGGGTCTTTAGCTGAGCGAGTCATGGTCTCACCGAAGTACTTCATACCATTTTGCATAGCCTCTGTAAAGGCTGAATACTGATAGAAACCTCTTCGTAAGGTGTAGCCATCACGGTGAGCCAAAGCGCCAGCAAACGTAGCTACAGGACGTTCAATAAGTAAGGCACCTGCAGAAGCGACAGCTTTAATAGGTGTAGCAAAAGCAGACAGTGTGCTGTTGTAAACGTTAGACCAGAAACCCTGCATGATTACAGAAGGAATGTCTGGTTGCACGTCTATAACTGCCTTTTTGAGAACACCAGTTGATTGGCGGAAGTAGTTATTAAGAGCATCAATAGTCTTTACTGAACCGTTGCTAGCCTCATATGCAAGCATCAGAGGATCAAGCATTTCAGGGTTCTTGACTTTGATCTCCTGCAATGTGGCGCGGGTAGCTTTAGCTTCTGCTTGAAGTTGCTTGATTACATCAGCACCACGTTGACGCAGTTCTGCAGGGGTAGGGGGTTTATCACCACGCTTGAATACATTCATCAAGTTCAGCAGCAGACCACGTTGCTTTCCGGTCTCACCATTAGCCACCATCAGTAGTTCAATACGATCCAAGATTTGTTCTTGGGATCGCAAAACACCAGCAGTACCTTCTGCATAACGCATACCCTCTGCCATGTCAGAGACTTGACCAGCCATAGAGACACGAAGTAGCGAATCAGCAACACCATCGGTTGCAAGGCCAAACTCTTGCATTGACTTCTTAAGCATCAACTTGACAGCAGTCATTCCCTCAGATGACATCATCGGTGCACCTGTGTCAGGGTTGATACCTACCTTCATTCTGTCTAATTGACGAGCGAGTTCTTTGTTCGACAGGTAACCCAGTGATTCAGCTAAATCTTCACCAGAATCACGGATAGTTTTAGAATTAATGTACTTACCATTGTTTAGTCTGTAACCGTATTCACCTGCATCAGAAAGAGTTGACCTTAAACCCTTCATCACATTAGTGTATTCTTCTACACCTTCAAGTGAATACTTCAGTGCAGGCTCAGTCATTCCACTACCCAGACGACCATATGAGGTATCTAGATTGTTTTGAACGCGAACAAGGTCAACAGAAGCACCAACAATACCCATGTCATCAGCAGTCCTAATACCCATCTCTTCATAACCGTACAGGTCATGTACGCCAAAGATAGGTTCATCTAGGTTCTGTGCCTTAGAGAAGTTATAACCACCAAGGTTGTCAAGATCTTCTGTACGCTTAGCAACGCCCTTTTCAATTACATCTTCAGCAGTATCAGGTGTGTTGTTCTTTAGCCATGTCTTTGCTTTTTCTGATTCAGGAATCCATCGCGTAGCAGCTTTAGAACCCGCAAGTTTTGCCGCTAACTGGACAGCACCACCAATAATGTCAGTGAAGATACCAAGACCAACGCCTTCATAGACGTTCTTAGCACGCTTAACATCAGGACTATCAGAATCAAGGGTAGCAAGGTCATCAGGCACCCAACCAAAAGTTTTGGGAAAAGACTTTTTCAGTGTGCCAAGTACATTGTCGTCTCTTTCATTTGTTTCTGCAACAAAATCAACACCAGCACCGATACCAGCGCTGGCACTTGTAGTTGCTAAATACTTAACAAAAGGGTCAGACAAAGCTGCAATCTTGGAGCCCTTACCAGCAGCTTGCAGAGCACCAACACCAGTTAGTGTCAGACCAACTGTAGGAACGACAACACTAGAAATATCTCTAATGGATGTCGCTACTTCATCCTGGTACTTTGGTAATTTAGGAATACTGACACCAGGGATCTTGTTAATAAGATCTACACCCCAGTCAATAGTACCTGTTGCAACTGCCTCACCAGGCATCACAGGACCTTTACCAGCAAGGATGTCATCTACAGACATCCGTTCATTCTTTACCTGTTCTGCCTTAGCAGGCTCAGGTTTTACATCAGGCTCTGACTTACTTTTAGAGTCAGGAGCTACATCGTATTGAGGCTTCTCCTCTACTTCAGTCTTTAGTGTTTCTGCATCGGCTGCTCTTTGTTGAGTAGCAGCCTGCATTTCTAATAGTTCGTCCTGATCAATCCCGTCCGGCGTACCGTTAAAGATGTCATTAATAGGATCGCTCATAATATTGAGGGTCTAAGTATTGCAGGGTCACGGAGAGCTTGCTTTCCATAACCATACTTACCAGCATTACGAATAACCTTTCCATAGTATTCTTGGTTTTCCCTACTGCCAGGGATAGGACCGCCAAACTTTTGGATGTTACCCATACCACCGTTGTAAGCAAAAATGGCAAGACGCATGTCGCCATTAAAATAATCAATAAGATATCTAAGATACCTAGCACCACCATCAATTGCAGAAGCTGGGTCAAATACATTGACTCCAAATTCTGCTGCTGTTGGATCCATAAACTGGGTCAAACCTTTAGCACCTGAACGGCTAATAGCGTTAGGGTTCCAACCTGACTCAGTTTCAATAAGACCAGATAAAATAGCTGGATCGATGTTGTGCTTTTTAGCAGCTGATTCAACCAAAGAACCATAACCCTTAGGCACGATGTTTGGCGTGAACTCAGATACTCCCATAAGACCTCTAGTAGATCTATCAGGAGTTTTATATTTATTAAGCAGTCGTTGCTGTGTAGGAGTTAGTTTATTAACTACCTCAATAGCAGGACTAGGAGGTAATGCATCCATTCCGTTAGCCTTTAATTGTCTGTTTAAAACCGTGAGTGGATCTACACCTAACTTGTCTGCGATATAATCAATCTGTGGGTCAGTAGTCCAGTTATCAGAACCAAAACCTTTGACCATATTCTTCAATGCATCTTGCGAGAAAAAAGTATTTGGCATATCAATGGCATTGCTGCCATACGACTTAAGGTTGGTATCAATAAACCTGATTCGATAGTCCATCTCTTCCTGAGCTAGTTGTACACCTCCTCTGTCAAATGCAAACTCATGTGCATAACCATTGGCAGATTGCTTTACAGACTCGAACTCAGCTTCAACTTGCCTGAAAGCATCACCTACAGGATCATTACTCCCACCAACCGCGTAATCAGTAACAAGCTTCTGAAACTTTTGTTGTTGCCGAGCAACCATAAGTCCAACAGTATGATGCTTCTTACTATCTCTAGTAACGTTAGCTTTGTCCTCAACCATATCTTCGATGGCATCAAGCTGGACCTTTAGATTTCCACCATTTGCTTCAAGTAATTTGTCAGTAGTCTGAGCAACAGTCAAGTATTTCTTTTGCAGTTTTGGATCAAAACGCTTAAGTCGGTCTGTAGTGAGAAGATTATTAGCTACGAGATTTTCAATTTGATCTTCCTGAACCTCACGTTGCTTAGCATCAACAGTAGATGTTTTCAAAGCTGTAAGTTCACTACTCTCCATACCGTATTCGTCTCGAAGAGTATTGATAGCATCATCAATCTGATCATCAGTGAACCCATCTGTATCAGCTGTATCAATAAAAGAATCGAC